TGTATTCTGATTCTGATAACAAACATCCATTTTGAAATACTAAACATTGACCTACAATATAATCAGCATCGCGAGTTACGCTAAATACAGTTTGCGCTGAAGTAGCATCAAAATTATCAATCGTAATAAAAAAGTCATCAGGCGCAGTAAATCCTACCACTCGACCATAAATGTCAATAGTTAAAGTAGCCGCACTTCCTGTTTTTGTAGAAGGGCCACCAAAATCTAAAAATGTATCTAATGAAGCTACTACTTGACCTGTATTAGTATTTTGAACTTTAATTTGGCCTGTGCCAATTGTTGTAGTGCCTGTGCCAATAACTTGTCCAGTTGCTTGATCTAAATCAATAATATTTGGAGTTACACCTAAAGGATCAAGAGCTGACCATATTCTAGGATTAAATTTTAATGCAGTAGTAGGAGTAAAAGTTCCAGTTGTTCCAGCGTAACCTGCAAAATCTGTATCAAAACTAAATTTACGACTTTGCCTATTTGCATAAGCTAGATAAATATTAGTGCCAAAAGTAGGATCAGCTAAATACCATTTATAGTCGGCTGGATTAGAAGATGGACTTGATGATGCAGTATTATAAAGACCAAAATAAGTTCTATTTGTAGGACTAAAATTAAAGTTACTTGAGCCAGTTATATTATCTGCATAAGCAACAGATATATATTTTTCTGTATATTGAAATGTAATTGGTCGCCATTGAAAAACTGTTGAAGCCAATGAAAAATCACTTGTTGCAATTTGATTAACCATGCGACTAAAGAAATACCAATTGCCTGCTGAAATGCCATAAAGTTGAACAGTTGGCATAGTAGTATTAATGCCATAAGGATTGCCATTAGATTGTATAGCCGTAGTGCCTGCAAATATAAGTTGAGCAGTAGTTGGATATTGATAAGCTGAATACCAAATTTCAGCATATTGTGTTATGCCTGCACTTGAGCTTGTAATAGTTACATCAAAATAAGGATTATCAACTGATGGATAATTAGCTGATATAACAGGAACAGGAATTGTGCCAAAAGTGATTGGTGAGCTAATACCAGTATTTGACGCAGGTGTAAATTGCGTTATATTTATGTCGTCATAAACTTCAGGATTATATTCCATTAAAGTTAATTCAGCCGTAATTGCACCTGTGTCTGCTATTTTTTCTACAACTTTTGACACTCTATATAATTTAGCATTCCAACCATAATTAGTATTGGTAACTGTTACAATATCTCCAGCTTCTAATTGAATGCCAATATATGTAATTTCTAAAACAACTTGCAAATCTTCTCTAGCCGCTTCAAGCATTCTGTTTGCAAGGTATTGAGCCGTTACATTATTATTTGTTAAATATAAATTAACTGATTGTTTATTAACAGGCTCATTTGGAAATAACAATGAAGGTGCAATAGTCTGAAGATCAAAAGTAGCTGAATTAAATGTATCTTTTTCTGATACATCAGGAAATTTAACTTCTATTACATTAAATGAATTGGCTAAATCTATAGGTGTTATTTGTATAGGCGAAATGATATTGCTATCACTTAAAGCCATTGCTACTGTATATGTTGGCGATTGAATAATAACGCCCCAAGTTCCTGTAATTTCATTATATTTAACTAAACAATCGCAACAATCTGACATGGATTGTATGTTTTGCATAATTTTTTGATTAGTATCTATTATTCCATTAAATTCAAATCTTGGTTGCGTTGAAGAACCGCCTGTATATGGCGTATAAGCAAAAGATGCATCTGAATAAGTATTTAATGCAGTTAGAGAAGTAGTATCAATTAAAGATGTAGGAATAGCCGCGCCATAACGAGTAGAAGTAAAATAATCTAAAAAGCAATCACCTGGCGATTTTCTTGCATTTGTTATTTCAAATCTTGTGGATTGCAATGAGGTTAAAGCGCGATCAGCATTATATTTAAGATGAATAATAGCAAAAGCGCAATTGCTCATTAATTTAGTGCTATCCCATGTATAAATTAATCCTGCTGATTGCATAATAGTTATTGCAGATATTCCACTATTAGTTGGATTACTTGAGCCATTACGATATAAATATATATCCATATAGCCAGCTATATTTTGAACTTCGCTAGTTGATTCATCTTCTAATGAATCGACAGAATATCCATTAGCATTAAAATTAACTTTTTTCCCGCCCCAATATATATTTCCAAAAGTAATCGTATCAGGCGATCCACCTGTTTCTGTATTAGTTACTTCAGATAAAGATATAACCCAATATATGTCTTGATTGTCTGCCGTAATAGACATATCGGTAACAATGCCACCCACATAAGCTTTGCCATAAACAACTGGTAATTTATTATCGCCCGCAGGCGGAAGTTGTTGGCGACTGCCAGGATTAGGTTGATTAGCTTGTTCAAAATTACCTGCGCTTGGGGGTTTAGGTGCAAAAAGACTAGATACAATAGTTGATGCAATCATATTAATTGCAAAGCCAACTACAGTTGCAGTAAATCCTGAAAGGCCAATAGCGGCGGCAATAATAGAACCTGCCGCTAAAGCTTCAGAGCAATATAAAAACCAAATTAAAAAAATTAATATAAAACGAATCATTGCATCCAATTTTCTTCTATTTTACTAAATCCAAATCTAGCATAATTAATATCAGGGCTAGTTATCATTTTAGTCATTGTAAATAATTTAATTCTACCTTCTTCTTTTAATTCTTTAGCTTTATCTATATAAGCTTTTAATAATTTATATCCTATTGTCTTATGCCTGTATTCAGGTTTTACATACCATGCTAATTCATACAATGCAAAAGTTTTATCACACCATACGATAGGACTAATAATGCCCATAATAAATCCTATGTTATCTTCTAAAAAAATTATTCCACGCCCTGCAATAATACTATCTATAATGGAATTAAAATAATCAGGATTATCAATGTCTTTATATTGTTTTATTGGGCTTTCATCCCTAAACATTCGCATCATATTTTGTAATTGTATTTTGTCGTATTTTGTAGCTTGTCTTATCATACATCCTTGCCAAAAGAATAATTTATAGTTTCTATAAAACCAACTCTTTCCATAGAAGTATCAGTTGCATTCCAATACATCCAAGCATTATCATTGGTATATCTGCCAGCCGTTCTATTTTGTAAAATAATTTGTATGCTTGAAGCGGCTATACTAATTACACCAACATACATTCTTATTTCTTCCATCCATTGTTCAGATATTGCAAAAGAATTTACATAGCCTGTAAAAAATTTATATAAACCGCCTGTGCCACCTGTAGTTATTAATGCGCCATTAGTATCAAAAAAACCATGCCACATTTCAATATAAGAACCTTTTATTTCATGGCCTAATGTCCATCCTAATAAAGCAGTATCAATACCAACAATAGTCATACTTGTTTCATTAGCAGTCGATTTAATATCTCTTTGAACATCATTAATTTTTACTAATCCACCTAATGCGTCAAAAGGTTCGGAATCAACTGCGGCTATAGTTAATGCACTTGGTGTTGTAGCAAATCTATAAATTACTTCCTCATAAACTGTGCCTGTGCCTGATCCAATACCTGTTGCTACAAAAACTGTTCCGTAATTATTATTGGCCGCGCCAACTAATGTCCAATCTGTAGCCGAACCTGCGCCTGTAACTGTGGTTCTAACTGTATAAGTTTCACCAATAATAAGACTGCCAGCAATAACAGTTGCTCGCGTAGTAACGCGAACAAAGTCTGCCATTCTTATATTGTTAGTATTAGTTACGGGTGTTATTACATTCATAGCACATCTTCAATAGCTACAAAAGGGCCATTCCAAGAAATAAATGAATCATTAGTCATAGGAACTAATGTGTAGGTTGGATATTCGCGCAATATAACAGGAAATGTAACACCTGTATAACTTGTGCCACCTAAAGATATAGTTGTTCCGTATTGACCAATAACTGCGCCAACTGCACTTACTAAAGTATCAATTAAATTTCTGTGAACAGGAATATTAACAGTTGAGCCTGATCCTCTTTGAACATCAGCCGTTGCAATATAAGCATATCGGCCTACTTGGCAAAAATCGCCTTTTTTAACAATATAAGAACCTGAAGATATACTAGGCAAACTACCCAATACAAGCGTTTGATTAGCGCTTGATGTTTGCCATTGACAAGCCGCAATTTCGCCTAATGTCATGTCGCCTTGATAAGCAACATAATTAAGCCACCCAATATTTGTAAAATTAAGATATTGCTCTGTAGCTTTATCTGCTACGCGCAAAGATGATAACAAATCTCTATTTTGACTATAAAGCAAATACTTCATAGGATTCATAGTAAATTCAAAAGGTTGAACAGTAAGAAGTTCGGAAGTTGAGATGCGTTGATTGCGACTTAAAACTTGACCAACAAGCTTTTGATCATTAATTGCAATTGATTCTGAAACTTCTAATATTGTATTTAATGACATAATTATTATCTCGATTGTGGTAATGATCTTGTAGCGGATTGATTAGCCGCAAATACCGCTTGTTTATTTCTTGATAAAAATTGTGTTGCTGATTGCGTATCAATAGCACTCATGCTTGCAATATAAGGCCCATTATACACTACTTGAGGGCCACCGCCCATAGAGCTTAATTGATTGTTAGGAATAACAGTTCCACTTGATTTTGGTATCATTAATTCAGGCCCTTGTTCACCTACAAGATATGGCGCGCCACCTGCAACATCGCCACCACTTGCTCTTTTACCTATATGAATTGATCCGCCTACTTCGCCTGTAGAACCTGTAAACATTCCGCTTCCACCACCACCGCCCCCAAATAAACCGCTAAAAAATTTACCTATGCCTGATTGTTCAAATATAGCCATAGCTTGCGCTTTTAATTGTATTTTAATTAAATCGCTAATAATACTTTTTGCTAAATCACCAAATTTAAGTTTGCCTGTTTGCACAAAGTTATCTAATGCAGTTTCAAGATTTTGTGTTACAGATACGAATGCTTGTTCACCTAATTTAGCCGCATTAGAAGCGTTATCTGCATAAGTAGCAAAAGCTTTTTTCCAACCAAATTCAAAACTTCTTTGTGATTCAGCAATTTGATATGCTTCTTGCGCCCTTTTCTTTTCTGATTGTGCAAATTCATTAGCTTGCTCTTGATTCATTTTCTTTTCAAGAACCAATAGTTTGCGCTTTTGTTCAATATCAAATAATTCTAATTGCAGTTTTTTTTCGTTTTCTGCAAGAAAAACAAATTCAGCTTCCTTTTGATTTCTTTGTCTTTTAGCTTCAGAAATTTGCAGTTCTTTTTTATAAAATTCTTCTTGCTTTTCTGCAATCTCTTTTAATCGTTTTAATTCTGCTTTTTGTTTTTCATCAAGTTCAACTGCCCTAACATCTTTTTTAGGTGCGGCCATACCGCCAATACCTGACATAATGCCAGGAATAGTAGCATCTTGAACAGAGCCGCGTGAAGGAAACTCAAACTTTCTTAAACCTTCTTTATCTAGCCAAGCCGCCCACCAACCAGCTTCTTTTCTAATTTCAGCAAATCTATCAATTGTTTCTTTTGATTTTTTTTGCCAATTTTCCATAGCAATTGTTACATATTCAAAAGCTGGGCCAAGATTATTAGCAAGTGTTATTTTTAAATTCATAAAAAATCTATCTAATCTATCAACAGAATTTCCTATGCTTTTAAAAATTTCATCTGATCCTGCAAATTGATTTTTAGTTTTTTCAAACTCATCCGCCATACCTTTAATATCAACACCGCGAATAGCTCTGCCAAACATATCCATAGCAAGCGCATTGCGTTTAGCAGTATCTTCAACACCAGCAAGGGATTTAATAGTTTTTTCAAATAATTCTTGAGGAGCAAGCGTTCTTAAATCTTTTAAAGAAACGCCAATAGATAAAAATGCTTTTTGCGCTTTTGATGATCCTTGAGCGGCTTCATCAATTTTATTAGCGAACGATGCCATGAGTTTGCCAGCATCATCGGCATTACCACCATTTGTTGATAAAGCTTGCGACATACGCAATACAGATTGAACGGACATTTCATTAGCTTTAGCGACATCGTTTATTTTGTCAGCAAAGTTAATTGCTTCGCGAGCGGAAGCAGTAAAGGCTACCGCAACTGCGCCTAATGATAATTTTGCACCTGCGCTAAAGCCTTCTACTTTATCTTTAGCTTTACCTAGATTGGCATTAAACTCGCCCGCATCAAGCCCAAGTAAAACCGCTAATCTTGAAATAATTGCCATAGTTATTTACCTTTAAATCTATCCATTTTAAAGTTTGGTGCTTGGCTCATAAATAAAATAAGTGAATCGCTAGGATTAACTTTTTCTATGCCATAAAAATATTCATAAGCACTACCTAAAACGCTTTTTAGAGTATAAGGTTGGCTACTACTTGCTCTTAAATAATTAAAAACTCCAGCTATTAGAGTTCCTTGCATATTTAATAAAGCTCTATTTCCAACTAACCCATCCGCATACATGACTGTTATTTCATTCATGGTTGCTTCATCAAGCGCATCTATATCTTGTATTGTATGCCCGTTAAAAACCATAGACGCGCGAACTTGGGTTCTTAACGAGCTTACTACTTTGACTTTATGTCTTTATAGTCAGGGCTAATAACCTCATTAATTTTTTCCACTAAAGTCATTTGAACTGTTAATGGAAATTCATTTTCTACATCTTCATAAGTTATATCTTCTAATGATCCCGTTTCAGGTATTAGAAATTTAATATATTCAGTTATTCTGTGTTGCAATATATGTTTATTTTTAGCGGTTTCTTTTACTGACCTGCCGTCAATAATAAAGTCATTATCTTTAACTTCCACACCTTCTTGATCTTTAAGATTCTCAAAAGCTTTTATCATTAGCTGATACTCTGCTTCAATTTTTTCTTCATTAGGATTTTTAAAGTAATTATAAATAGCTTCAATTTCTTGAACGCTTGGCACTCTTACTTTAAATGTATGATCGCCTAATTCAAACGACCTAGTTAATACTGATAATCTATTTTCCTCGTATTTTTTACCGAGTGCTAATCCTAATTTACTCATATCTTTTCCTTATGTTGTTAAATTTTTAGCTTTGTAAGCATCCATTTTTTGTTTAATAATTAAACCTAACCTTGTTGCAACGGCTTGGGCTTGTGATTCTAATGATACGCGCAAATATGGTTTAGCTGACATATTAGCCGTTCCAAACTCATTGGCTATTGCTCTAGCGTCAAACATAACGCCAGCTTCAGTATAAAACTTCCTTCTAGCCTTTTTATATTCCTTACCTTTTAAATTACCATATTGAGAGTGAAATTGTTGTTTTACTTTTTTAGGAATTGGTCGAGTTGAAACAAGAGATATAACAGAATCTTTTGGTGTTACATATCTTGACTTCATATCTTTTCTAGTAGGTCGCCTTGCGGTAATATATAAAGAACGATCTAATGTGCCTGTGTCTTTAGGTGATAATGCTTTAGACATAGCCAATACAGGTTTCATGGCTTCTCTAACGGCTGGTATTAATACTTTACTTTTTGCGTCTTTGTCGCCAAATTGCTCTTGAAATAATGTAAGAGTAGCAAGAGTTTCTTTTAAGCCATTGACGGCAAACTTGACACTCATTATTCTGCCTTAATTATTTTTTGATAAATCGTATTATTAAGTTTAATAGCGTAATCAACGGCCTGTTCGGGCGTTAGTTTATCAGCATGATTTTTAGCAATATCGTGAGCTAAAGCAATGCCTGTTAAGCGTTGTTGGGCAAACCCAAACCAGTTCTTTTGACCTGAACCAGCTTGGGATACCAAATAACTTAATAAATCATCAGTTGTTTTAACTTGTGTTGTCATTTCTTTTCCTCAATTAATTAAGAGTTAGACCATCCGTATTGGTTGCCGCGTGGATGGACTGTAAACATACATTTAGCTTCAGCAGTTGGGTTAGGATCAACTTGGAATTGACCTACGCGACCATTAAATGCGTAATTAACATAATCTGTTCCATCGGTTGCCTGAATAACAAAAGTTCTATCAATTGTGCCGTTTTCAGCATCATCTCTCATTAATAGTAATTGTGTATCAGCAGGATTCCATGCCGCAGTAATAGTCATTGATGTTGGTGGGGCTTGTGTAGGAATCTTGTCAGATTGACGAGAACCTGCCACATTGTAATTAGCCATTGCATCATCTTGACCAAAAGCAGGGATAGCTTCTACTGGTAAAACATTAGCTGAAACACAAAAAGCGTCTGTATTAGCGAATGTTGATAATTCAGCAATTGTTAAAACAGTTGGAGTTGCACCTGCTTGACAATATAGAGTTGCGCTAAAACCTGGTAAAACTTTATTTGGAAGTGCCATAATTATTTCCTCACATTAAAAAAATTAAAAAATCTTATGTTGGTATATATAAAGTGCAGTCCATAAATATATTATGAAGCCCAATCTCATTGTCGTATCCATGATATAACCACACTACATCTGCCTTTGAAACATTAAAACTATGGCCACCGCCACCAAAAGTTCCACTAAAACCATGTAATGCTTGCAAAATATCGTTAGAGGTATCAAAACCATCTGCCATTTCTTGCGTAAATACACTAATCTGAAAAACAGGGGTATCTATACCTTTAATACTTTGAACATTACCAGTATAAACTGGCTGATGCACATCTCTTAATTGCCAAGTAATAAATTTAGGTTGCGTTGCATAATTTCTATTAAAATTTGCATATACAGGTATAGGCGTAACTATACTAGATAATTCTGCCTGTATTGCCTGTGCATATTCTCTAACATCTTGTTGAGTTGCCATCTATACATCTACACTTGGTTTATTAAAGTAACATATTAAAGTTACACTCATTCTATCATTAGATATACTAGAATCAGCTATTCGCCAATCAACATTTTGATAAGTTATTGAATATAAATTATCGTTATCTACTATATCTCTTGTGTTTGGTGTGTAGTTAAATTTCATTTGCACCAAATCACTATATATTCTAAATTTTTCTGAAGTGCTTACACTAGCTCTTACTTCAGATATTAATGGCCTGCTTGTAAATTTAAGAGTTTTAGTTGTTTGTGTTGCACCATAACTGCTTGTGGCAAAAGACAAGTCATTAACTTCTACTGTTTCGAATTTTGTTATGGCCATTTACATTACCAATGGTTTATAAGGTCTTAATAAACAATCCACTCCATAAGGAATCTTTTGCAAAACATCCGTTACTGATTCTGATCTATTATTATAAAGATGCGTAAATAATAACAAACCAGCTTGCTTAATTACAGGATAAGCCTGTGTAAAGTTTGCATTTTGTGTATATTCAACAATGACAGGACTTGTTCTAAAAGTGCTTACATCCGATGGAATACCGCTATTTAATACAACTTTATTTCCTGTCGAATCATAATAATAATTACTTGAAGCAATCGTTGTTAAAACGCTCGGTGTGCTTCCATTATAATAAGCAACTTTTGTAATGCTTAAATTACCGCTATTAAACTTATCAACATAACTTGTAACTGGCAAATCTAAATAAACAGGCGTTGAAAAATTAGCTGATAAGCCATAATAAACCCTATATGAAGTAGGAAATATTGACATACCAAGATAATCTTCAATATGCATGCGAACCGCTAATTCTAAACTTTCTAAATACGCATCTTGCGATTCGTCAGTTCCTAAATTTAACTGTTGCGCTATTTCGTCTATTGTTAGCCAGTTTGTAGTTAAGTCGCGACTAATCTGTTCAAACTTATCATAGTTAAACGGATTGCGAGTAGTTCCATACGGCACTTGTCCTAATGTATCAGTCATTATGCAGAACCTATTAAAAATACTCCAGCAAAAGGATCACGAATTGTTGATGCTAAACGCTTTTCAGCATAGAGCGTTACAAAGCCTGGAGCAGTTTGGTCAAAGCGTTGAATTGTCATTTCTTCAGCATCCGCAATGGTATAAAAATGTTCCCAACAAGCTAATACGCCTGATAAAGAACCTGATCCTGGAGTTGTTAAATATGGATTAGGTATAACAGGAAATCCAAATAAATAAACTAATGATCCACCATCTTCCGTTCCTGTTTCTACAAACATTGGAGCGCCACCTGTTGATCCTTTTAATTTTCTTAATTGCAGAATTAAAGATGGATGTAAATGCCACGCCGTTCCTGGAACATTCATATATTGTGAAGGTAACGCTTTAACTGCTTCTACAATTTGATCATAAGTTATTTGAGTGTTAGTAAATTCAGTTTTTAATATTGTATGAATACCATTTGTTATTGCAGTTCCACTACTTCCATAAGCTGGAGTAGAAGCGCTTGTTAGGTATGTAGTTAATCCTCTTAATCCACTTGTTCCGCCTGTTGAAGTTGTTGATGATCCTGCTTGGTCATCATTAGTTGCCATTGATTGCGCTTCTAATTGACTAAATTCCAACATTAAATCATTAACAAGAGCTGAATCAATAGCATTGATGTCATCCATAACGGCAGTTCTAATTGGTAATTGAGCAGTAATAACTCGTGTTGGCATTTGCCAAGTAGTTGTAGCAATATTTGGTGAACCTGCATTTGGAGTAACAACATATAACCAAGGATTTGTTGAGTTTGCGGCATTACCTGTTTTAGCCACAAATTGAGCGGCTGATCCTGTGTATGTAACTTGACGGCTTCCCATTCTAAATGGGTTTGCATATCTTAAAGCGGCAAAAGCGTCATCAAAATAAACTCTACCACCAATATTTAAACCTGATCCTGTTAGCGTTGATGCTTCTTCTACATCTTTGGTCTTATTCTTATCAGTAAAATTAACTGTGGCCTTGCCTTCAGTTAAAGCCTGTTTAATGCCATTTAAAATTTTATTAGATGTATTCATTTGTATTCCTAATTAGTTAAGAAAAAAAGGCGGCGATAAAACCGCCTTTTCCCCATATTACATTAATGCTATAGATCAGCAGTTTTTGTTGATCTGTAACGAACTAAAGCAAAAGGATCAACGATAGATGTTGCTAATCGTTTTTCACCATAGAAAGT